TCGCGTCGGTCAGCCGCTCCTCGCGCGGTTCACCTTCACGGGCGTTTACAACGGCGTCGCGGACGGCACGCTACAAGTTCCGACGCAGGAGACTGGCATCCCCGGCATCTTCCAAGGCGTCAGCGCGACTTGGGGCGGAACCGCTCGCGTCCTCTCGACGATCAACCTCGACGTCGGGAACTCCGTCGTCCTGCGCGAGACGGTGAACGCGTCCTCGGGTCTCCTGCATGCGGTCATCACGGATCGCCGCCCGACTGGCTCGATCGACCCCGACCTTGAACTCGTCGCGACCGATGACTTCTACGGGCAACTCGCGGGCAACACGTCGAAGGCTCTCGCGTTCGCGGTGACGACGGGAGGATCGACGCGCGTCCAGACGTTCACTCTCGGCGACTGCCGCGTGACGAACGTGAACGACGCGAACCGTAACGGGATTCAGGTCGCCGGGATCGACTTCGAGATCGTCGACACGTCCGACAGCACGACGCCGGACGGCGACATCACGATCGTTATCTCGTGATAGGATCACGGTATGGCAATCGCACTCGATCCGAATCGTTCGCACCGCTACGTCCTGCGCGAGGACGCATCCCTCCCCGTCGAGGATCAGACCGTGTTCCTTCTGCGTTCGCTCACCGTCCGCGACGATGAGATGATCCAGAACAGCAAGATGGTCGCGTCCTCCGGCGGCGAGTTCCGACTTCAGCCGGGGACGGAGGATCTGATGACCCTTCGCCTCGGTCTGATCGGCGTCGAGAACTTCCGCGACGGCGCGGGGAAGATGGTTCACTTCGACGCGGACAAGGCGGGACGCGTGACCGACGCGTTCCTGTCTCGTCTCAAGAAGGAGTGGAGGAACGAGATCGCCGATCAGATTCGCACGCTGAACGCGCTCACGGTCGACGAAAAAAAAGCCTGACCGTCGCCGGATGCGCGGCGGCGGGCGGGTTCGATCAGGACTGCCGAGTATGTCGAAAGATCCCGCAGACAATCCGCGACCGTTGGGGATGCGACGCCGACGCGCCGTCTCCCTTCGCGTTTCTCGCGTGTCCCGAGTGTTCGGGCGGCGACGCGTCGTGTCCGATCTGTGGCGGCAACCCGCAGGGGTTCGCGGTGACGCGATGTCCGAACCGAACGATCGGACGCTCGGAGGCTATGGTCGCCGAGTCTCGGCATCTCATGGAGGTCGGTATACTCCCGACGTCTGGCGGTCTTCTCGATCAGTCGCTGACGTGGTGGCGGGCGGTCAAGATTCTAGCGAGCGAGTATCACGCGACGACGGAACGCAAGCGCGAACGGAAGGAGTAAGCCGTGACTGAAGTGAACCTCGTCGTGAAGGTGATCGACAAGATCACCGAGGAGACGAAGAAGATCGTCGGTCGGTTCCGCGAGCAGATGAAACGCGCGGCGGCGGCGACGAAGGACTTTTTCAAGAACTTCGACGTCGCGGTGTTTGGCGCGGTGTTCAAGGGTCTCGAAAAGATGGGGAAGGCGATCGGCGCACTCTCCGCGAAGATCGTCGAACTCGCTCCGAACGCGCAAGTGTTCGAGGCGACGTTCGGGCCTGCGACCCTTGAGAAGATCAACGCGACCGCGAGCGGCATCAACAAGGTCGGCGCGGCGTGGGATCAGTTCGTCGGTAACCTTGTGAACCGAGGGCCGAACGCGGTCGGGATCCTCGACAACCTTGCTAGCCGACTAAAAGCGGCGGCGGGTTTAGGCCCAGCACTCACCGAGCGCGCGAAACTTCAGGTCGCGATCGTTGAAGCGGAGGAGCGTTTCACGAACAGCGTCTCGCGCGAGCGCGGCGAATACACGCGCCTCAAAGGTGAGATCGAGGCGGCGAAGAACGCGCTCGTCGCCTATGACGAGGCGCAACGCAAACGCGCGGAGGCGATGGATCTCGCGGCGTATCGGAAAGAACAGCAGGAGTTCAAGACGACGCGCGAACGCGTCACCGCGTCGGGTGGCACGCTGCTCGACGTGCCGAAGACTCTCGACAGATACGGGCGTCCGATCGACCAAGCGGCGGCGGATATTCGCGAACTTCAGCGCATCAGCGGCGAGGCGTTCCAGATTCAAGTCGAGAACGATCTAGCGGCGTGGGTCGAGTACAACGAGGAACGCGTTCGCGTGACAGCCGACGCCCTCGACGACATCTCCGAGGAGGAACTCGACTTCATCGCGACGATGCAACGCATCCGCGACGAGGACGTTCAGCAGCAGATCGCCGACCAAGAGAAGATCGCGCAAGCCGCCCGCGCGCGGCTGGATCAGTCCTTCGAGGAACATCGTCGCAATATGGAAGCCCTCGCCGAACTCGATCGGCAACGGATCGAGAAGGCCGCCGAGGAGATGCAGAAACTTCAGGACGATATCGACCGCGTGTCGAGCATCATGACCGACAACTTCATGGCGGCGTTCGACTCGATCATTCAGGGAACCGAGAGCGTCGGTCGCGCGTTTACGCGCATGATCGGCAGTATCCTCGCCGACGTCGGTCGCATGATGGCGGCGGAGGCGATGAAAAAGTTCATCTCCGGCGTCCTCGGAAGTCTGTTCGGATCGGCGACTCCTTCCTATTCGACGCAGAGCGGCGGCGCGTTCGACGCGTTCGGCGGCGAGATCTCCCCGCTATATGACACGCTCCCCGGGCAGGCGTCCGGCGGCTTCGTCCCCGGTCGCAACGCGTTCATGGTCGGCGAGCGCGGGCCGGAACTCTTCGTGCCGCCGTCGTCGGGAAACATCATCACCGCCGCGCGTTCAGGAGGGAACTCCGTCAGCGGCGTGACGATCAACGTCAACGGCGCGCAGGATCCCGGGCGCACGGCGCGCGAAGTTAAAGCCGCGCTCATGTCGCTCATGTCGAGCGATCCTGCGACGCGTCAGCGTCTCCGCGTCGTCGCGTCGGGAGGCGGCGTCGCGTGAGCCTGACGCTCATCTACGACAACTTCCCCGGGACGACGGATCTCGCGTCGCCGTGGACGAACGTCAACGGCATCTGGACGTCTCGCGCGGTGGTTAACTACACGGGCACGTCGTCGCTTCCGGCGACGCTCGCCTACACGTCAGGCGGCGCGATCCTCGCGAACATCACGACGGGGTTCTTCGGGTCGAGTCCTTCCACCGCTCCGCCGCGACCGATGGGGAAGACCGTCCTCGCGACCTCGTGGTTCGGTCAACTGTCGGGCGATGCGTCGAACGATAAGGTCGCCGAGATCTCCTGCGACCTCGTGTGGCGCGGACAAACGGATCAGTACACCTACAACCCGGGAAGCGGTTCGACGACGATCGCGAACAACTCGACCTTCCTCGGTCTCATCTTCGCGGGCACGTCGTCGGGCCTCGGCGGGTATGCCGTCCTCGTGACGCGCACGGGCGGCGCGTCGCCGTCGACGACGGGTCGCCTCGTCAAGATCGACACGTCGTCCTCCTTCGCGTCGCCGACCTTCACGAACATCGGAGGCGCGGCGGTCACGTTGCCGAACGCGGCGAACGGCGAACGGTGGACGTTAAAGGCGCGGGTGACGTGGTTCGCTCCGTCGTTCTCGATCGCCTCGATCCTCGCGACGTTCGTCGACGCGACAGGCACAAACCACGTTATCGGCCTCCCGAGCGGTCAGAACTCCGCGACGTTCGGACTCAACACGGGACAGGGTTCGCTCGCGTCGTGGAGCGCGGGTCAGTTGTACGTCGGCTTCCTCGAACGGGACGGAACCTTCAGTCCCGGCATCTCGCAGTCCGCGACGGTTCGCGTCGCCTGCGCGAATCAGTTCGAGCGGCTCCGCGTCCGCGACGTCGGCCCGCTTGCGAACCTCACGACGTCGACGCCCGCGTACACGTTCGCGCCGTCTGTCACCTACTCGACGGCTAGCGTCTCGACCGAGACGAACGCGTCGGCCTACTCGCTCGCCGTCCAACCGTCGTTCTCGCAGGAGACCGTCGATCAGTGGGCCGTCGCCGACTTTTACTCCGACTCCGGCGATCGCGTCGCCTTCCCGCTTCAGACGAAGCGGCGTCGGCGGTGGTCGTTCCGATGGTCGGCCCTCGACGATTCGGAGAAGGCATCACTCGCGACGCTGAACGCGAACGTAAAGGGTCGCTTTTCAACGTGGTCGTGGACTGATCCCGAGACGGCGGTCGCCGTGAACGTGCGGTTCACGTCGGACATCGAGTTCGAGAAGATCGGCCCGACCGCGTGGAGCGCGTCGGCAAACGTGGAGGAGGTGCTGTGACCGAATCCATCCCGGCATCCTTCTACGTCGCGAAGAACGCGCGCCGCTCGATCTACCCTTACAACTGGTTGTTTCGCATCGACCGCGACGGGTCGTCGGCGTTCTACCTTGCGGGGTCGGAAGTCGCGATCGTCTACGGCGGGAACACCTACTCGCCCTTCCCGATCGGTGTCACGGGCCTCGATGTCGACGGCGAGTCGACGCTGCCGACGCCTCAGGTCATCGTCTCGAACGTGACGCGCGAAGTCGCCGTCGAACTTGAGACGGGGAACGTGATCGACCGCACCTGTCAGATCTACCTTTACTCCGCGCAAGCCGGGACGGCGATCGACAAGGGATCGTGGCGCATCGTCCGCGTCGTCGCGAACCTACAGGCGGCGACGTTCTCGCTCGCCCAATATGGTCTTCTGGACGTTCAGGTTCCCTCGATTCGTCAGGAGCGCGGTCGCTGCCCATACGTCTACGGCGGCGACGAGTGCCTCTATCAGACCTCGCTCCCGAACCTGATCGCGGCGACGTCTCCGAACTTCGACCCGACGACGTGCGACCTCACGCTGAACGGCGCGAACGGATGCCGCGCGCACGGCTCGAACGAAGTCGCCAACGGGAAGCCGCGACTGCATCCCGACCGCTTCGGTGGGTTCCCCGGCATCCCGAAGGGGCCAGCGCGTGTCTGATCGCATCATTCCGCCGCAGATATACGACGACCTCCTCGGTAAACCGTGGCGCGAGACCTCGTGCTACGCGCTCGCCGTCGAGGTGTACAACCGCCTCGGCTTGCCGATCGAGCGCGACCCGGCTCGTCTACTCGCAGCGGCGGCTTGGTCTCCCGTCGAGTGGAGCGACCTACGCGCGGGCGACCTGATCCTATGCGCGGAGAAGACCCCGGGCGTCGTCGATCACGTCGCCGTATATATCGGCGATCGTCGGATCCTTCACTCGCACGAGACGCACGGAGTGATCGTGTCGCGGCTCGGCGCATACGAGCGCGCGGGATTCGTGACGCGCGCCGTCCGTCCGAAGTCTCCCGACGCGCTCGGCGTCGAACGCTCGCGCGACGGCGTGACCGTCGTTTCCGTTCCTGACGCGTTCAACCCCGGGGAGCGAACGGTGGCCGTCGTCGCGCTCGGCGAAGGATCGACGGTCGCGGACTACGCGCCCGCATGGGCGAACCTCGCGATCGGAGCCGAGGGACGGATCGAGGACTGGTCGCGACCCGTCGAGGTCGGCGAGGCGATCGCGTTCACGCGCGCGCCCGAGATCGCGGCGGCGGCACTTAACGCGTTCCTAAAAGGCGTATTCATCGGCTTCGGCCTGATGCTCGCGGGTAACGCGCTGACGTCGGTACTGATGCCCGGATCGCCTCCCGAGGAACAGGCGACGCCGACGTGGAATCTCGCAGGACTTCGGAACACGGCACAGGTCGGACTCGCGCAACCCGTCGTCTACGGTTCGCACCGCGTCGGCGGCAACATCATCTCCGCGTTCCAGAAGATCGACGCCGAAGGGCGCGCCGTTCTGTGGATGTTGGTGTTCATGTCGCGCGGGCCGATCCAATCGATCGGCGGCATCACCGAGGCGACCGACGGACTGACGGGGAACGCGATCCCCGACGGGATTCAGATCGACGGGAACCCCGCATCGTCCTATGATGCCGAGGTGTCGATCCGTCTCGGCGACCGAACGCAGGACGCGATCGACGGCTTCCGCGACAACACGACCGCGATCGGGTACGACGTCCTCCTCGACGACGGCGCGCCGTTCGTCCACGTCACGTCGCAGGCGATCGACGCGGCGGACGTGCAGATCTCTTTCCCGTCCGGCTTGTACGATCTGGACAACGGCGTGCCGACTTACTGGTTCGCCGACTTCCGCTATCGCTACCGTCAGCAAGGCTCGACGACGTGGAGCGCGTATAGCCCGACGATTCGATTCGACGCCTCGCGCATCTCGCCGACCCTGCGGCAGTTCACGATCAACCTTCCGTCGACGGCGGTTTACGAGATCGAGGTCGAGCGCACTACGCCGTGGCCGGAGGCGAACTCCGACCGCGAGTCGAAGTCGATCCTGATCGCGGTCAACGAGATCACGCGCGACTCGCTCTCGTATCCGTCGAAGGCTCTCCTCGGCGTAAAGATCCTCGGCACGGATCAGGTATCGGGATCGCTCCCGACGATCACCGCCGACGTCGAAGGTCGGAAGGTATGGGTGTGGGACGGCGTGTCGGAGACGTCGCCGAACTTCGGGTCGGCTCCCGTCTACACGACGAACCCGGCTTGGAACCTTCTCGACCTACTCCTCTCGCAGGAGTACGGCATGGGTCGCGGCGGGCGTCTAACGCTCGATAACATCGACCTCGGATCGTTCGACGACTGGGCAGATTATTGCGACGAGGTTCCCGAGGCCGGAGCGGGCAAGCGCGCCGAACTCGGTCTCGTCGTCGACGAGGTGCAATCCGGCTGGGAACTCGTCGCGGGCGTCGCGCGTTCGTCGTTCGCGCGCGCGATGATTATCGGAAACCGCGTGACGATGATCCCCGACCGCGCGTCGTCGACGGTCGGCGTGTTCTCCGTCGGGAACATGGCGGACTTCAACGTCGAGTGGCTCGGGAAACTCGACCGCGTGAACGCCGTCGAGGTTCAGTTCCTGAACGCCGAGACGGGGTACGAGGCCGACTGGCAGAAGCGATACGACGCGACG